CTAATAATATCTTGGCTCAGTTCATGGAACTCGGACAGGCAGGAACAGGGACGTATGCTTTAGGAAAAGAGCTTCGGGATATGTTCAACCTGTCTCTACTTTCGATCACTAATTATATAGCAGGAGTTTTAAATGGTGGGATAGAGGGCCGGACGCTGATCCGGGAACTGGTGGATTTAAATTGGCCCAATGTTAAAAACTATCCAAAGATAAAAGCCAATAAAATCCATCAAGTTGATTATGTAAAACTTTCCTCAGCATTAAATTCTCTTGCTTCTCAGAATCTCATACAGCCAGATTTTGATCTGGAAAACTTTGTTCGTGACGCTTTGGGTGCGCCTGAACTTAAAGAGACTGAAGAGCAGTACCAAAAGAAAGTCGAAGATAAAAAGGCATTGCAGAAAAAGATTGCCATTAATGCCGATCCTGATAAGGACGCTGATCCTGATAAAGAGATTGACAAGGACGTTGAGGAAGACAAGAAAGGTGATGAGGGAAAAGAGGGAAAAGAAGTTAAGGCACATGATCACAGCCATTCAGTTGAATTCGTAGAACGTGAACCCGGTCAATATTGGAGACCGCTTACAGATAAAGAAGTACAGATAAATCTTGTTGAAATAGATGTATCAATAAGGAACTTCAGAGATTTACTTGTAATGACCGGTGATAAATACAAGAATGAAATGATCAAGTTTTTAGTTGACAAAGGCACAAGGTTATTAAGCTCTAAAAAAGACTTTACGACATTTCAGACCGAGATTGACAACGTAAGGCTGCCTTTAATTGGAAAACTTGAACAGGAATTTTACAGGATATTAAAAGACCTGTATAAATACTCTGCTGAGAAAGTCAGACAGGAATTAAACGTGCAGGGCGTTAAATTTGCCGATCCCATTACAAACGATCCAGAGGAAGCATGGAAAGCCGTTAAAGTATTGTCTCAGATAGCCGTGAAGAAAATGGCTGATAAATTAGCGAACGAATGGAAGGGTGAATTAATAAGACAGAGGCTTGTCGGTCAGGTAGCCTCTAATAATTTAAGAAGCGTCTTAGTAGACCTATCCCAGAACGTCTTCAAGAATGAGATGCAGGAAACGGCAAATCAGACTTTTGGGATAGGTCGTGCTTCTGAAGCCATGAAAGTCAAGGATCAGATTGAGAAAGTCTTGAGGTCTGAAGTCATGGATGATAACACTTGCTCCGAGTGCGCGAAGATAGACGGTGGAGAATATGACCCGAACGATCCGGCGGTTCAAGACTTTATCGGAGGCGGGTATATAGATTGCGAAGGTGGGCCGGAGCGATGCAGGGGAATTAATATATTTGTAAAGTCGGAGGACAAATGAATAACGTAGTTATCTATTATCCGATCAATAAAGAGTTGAACGATGTGATTCTTTCAGATTCAACTGATTTGATTGAGATACCTTATCTTTATACAGGCCATAAAACCCATGCGAAATATGGGAATATTGATATAACGGAAAAAGAATTTGATTTGATTATTGATAATTTTTCCAAGGGTGCGTCTGTACTTTATGATGAAAACGGAAAGCCTTTCCTTCCAATGAATTACAACCATCCAGACAGCCAAGCGGGTCCGGACAAGATTAAACTTTCAGGGAGGATTTATGGGTTCAAGAAAAAAGGTGATCGTTTGAATGCTATGGCTTGGTTTACTGATCAGGCAAAGCAGTATATTAAAAACAAAGAAATGAATCACATAAGCGCGGAGTTTGCCAGGGAATGGAATGATGAGGGTGGAAAGGAATTTAAATGGGTGGGACGTGGAGCAGCTTTAACTCCGACACCATTTTTAAAACAGAATCAACTCGCGATCGCGTTCGCAGATGATTTTTTTGTATTGTGTACACAAACAAAGGAGAAGCAAACGATGGAACTGAAAGAACAGGACATCAAGGATCTCGGTCTGGCCGAAGGAAAAGAAATCGACGGATTGAAAGCCATAAAGACAAAGGCAGATCAGGTCGATGGTCTGACCGTGAAACTCACAGAATCCGAAACCAAAGTGAAGGCACTGGAAGCAAAGGTTTCCGATCTGGAAAAGAAAGGACTTCCCGAGGGCATGATTGCCATGAAGGAAGAGGACGTGAAGTTTCTGAAAGAGACGGCTATCCGGTTTACCGAGTACGAGAAAACCGAATCAGGTAACCGGGTTGTAAAGCTGATTGAGCAAGGCATTAAGGACGGGAAGATCCTTCCGGCGCAAAAAGACCGCGCTATAAAAATGGCAACTCTGGACTATGCCGAATATGAAGCCTATCTCAAAGACGCAAAGCCGGTAATCGGATTTAAAGAAACAGGGTCGGGCGGCGAAGCCCCGGACAAGGACGGGAAAAAGGACAAGGCTTTGACACAGGCCATTGATAAACTGGCCGCTGAAAAGAAGATTTCCTTTTCCGAAGCGAAAAAAGAACTAAAGAAAACCAATCCTGAGATGTTCGCTGAATATTAAGGGATTAAGGAGTTAATATGAGTCAAGTACCAAGAACGCCGTATATCACGGCGGGATTTTCGACACAGACAGACCTGTCCAGCAATCAGTTTTACGCTGGTGTTCTGTCAAGTGGCCTGATCGTGCTTGCGTCTTCAAAGGGCGCGGCTTGTGATGGTATTATCATGGAAAAGGTAAAAGGCGATACCGATGAGGGAGCTATTCAGCTTGCCATTTCCGGAATTTGCAGGGCCAAGATCGGGGACACGGTTTCCGAAGGTAATTATCTGATCACAGATACCGACGGGACCCTTATCCCTGATGACGCGGCTGATCAGTTTGTTGTCGCCCAGGCTTTAGAGGACGGCGTTGACGGTGACATTATCGGTGTGAGGCTCATTCTTGCGCCCACAACCACAAGTTAAGGGGAGGTGAAATATGTCACTTTCAAGATATGAACTTCAGCAAACAGACGAGTATTTGACCAGGCTTTCGTTGGAATATGCAAACCGCCCGGATAGCTTTATCGCGTCCCAGGCGGCTCCGGTGATCCCGACAGAAGGACTGATCTCTGGGATTTATCGGAAATTTAAACTCGGCAATATGTTTAAGGTGTACAATGACATCCGTGCCCGGTTGTCCCTGTCTCAACAGGCGTTGTATGAAATGGACACCGACGGGACATTTAAATGTCTCGAACACGCACTCCATGATGGAATTGCAGACCGGGATAAAGATGAGTTTATCGGAAAAGGAATCGACCTGGTTGATTATGCTGTCAGGGTTGTTACTGATTCCATACTTCTGGGTCGTGAATACAGGGTTGCCACTCTACTCACTACTTCCGGAAACTACGGCGCGAACACGTCGGCTTTAACAGGGAATGACAGATGGGACGTAGCATCCTCTGGTGATGCTGATCCGTTTGAGGACATCGAAACCATGCGGAACGCTATACACGCAGGATGCGGAAAAGAAATGAATACCATGATCCTCGGTCGGCAAGTATTTTACAAATGCCGGAGAAATCCGTTTATCATCGACAGCGTGAAGTACACGATGGCAGCCAAAAACCAGAACCTTACTCCGGAACTTCTGGCTCAGGCTTTCGGAGTTGACCGGGTGCTGATTGGACATCCGCTTTACGTGACGACCAAAGAAGGACAGGCCGAAACTCTGGGCTATGTCTGGGGAAAGAATGCAATCGGTGCTTATATTGATCCGAATCCGACAAACAGAACATCTACACTCGCGGCCATTTTCAGCCGGTACAATACCGACGGCGTGCAGATGAGAAAATGGTACAATGATGATGTGAAGGGAACCTACGTCGAAGGCTGGATTGACGAAGACGAAAAGATCATTGATTCAAAGTGCGGTTATCTGCTTCAGACGGTCGTAAGCTAAACAATCGGGAGGGCAGGGCATTGGCTCTGCCCTCTTTCGAGAGGAGAAAATATGAAGTACAGAACTTTGACATGGGTTCACGTAGAAGGTGAAATAGTGGACCCGTTTCAGGAAATCGACATCCCAGAGGACAAAGAAATGGAACGTCTGGGGATAGTCCGAAGAATCACAGAAAAACCGGCAGAGAAAAAGAGCCGGGTCTCCAAGAAGGAGGAAACAGATGTATAAACGAATTTTTGCAATATTGCTTTTCCCTGCATTGATTATGGCGGGCTGGAACATTGAAAGAATGCCCACTGTATTCACGAATGAGGTGAAGTACGAAGCAGGGCAAACGCTTTTAAACACGCTGACAGTAGGGTCAGACGGTGACGGTTCTGATGTGAAGTTTTACTCAGAGACCGCAAGCTGCTACTGGCTCTGGGATGAGTCAGCCGATCAGGTTGATCAGACCGTGACATCAGCGACAACCACGGGAACACAAAGAGCGCACACGATTCAACTTACTCAGACAGGAGCGTCTGCATCGAAGATTCTCGAAGCCTTCAGGGTGAATATTGATGCAAACGTGATGACTGGCGATTGGGTCAATGCGATTGTGGCCCGGGTGGATTATGGTAATTCTGGGAGTGCGGCCGGCGGTATGGTTGCGCCGTTATGCGCTGAGCTTTCACTGCCTTCCGGTACGCCTTCAGGTGGAGCCTACTATGTGGCTGACTTGGAAATGGAAGCCCCTGAAAACCACGTAGAGCATGGAAACGTTTCTTTCCCTACGGCATGGCTAAATTTTGCGATTTATGGAAACTCTACAGCAATCGGGTCTGTAGAGGACTACGGGTTTCTGATGAGGCTCGACGGGTTCACTTCTGGGACCGGGAACATCCTTTATAACAACACCATAAGGAACCGGATCGGGAGTACAACCTGGTATTTGCCAATGTCAAGTGCGGAAGGTGAATACGAAACCGCTTATCTGATCGATGTTACAAACACCACGGACGCTTCGAGCTTAACGGCGGGATCGATTCAGACCGACGGAGGCTTGGCGGTTGCAAAGCAGATTTTTGTCGGTGATGACATTGACATGAGCGTTTCAGGGACAGGCACTTATGACATCACCCTGAAAGACGGTGTGGCTGATGCTTTGTCAATCGTTCGCGGAACAACTGACATGGTGGTTTTTAATACCACTACTCCGAGCATCACAATAACACCTGCGACAACAGTGACAGGTCAGATCACAGCGAACGCCGGAATTAACATGGGAACATCCCAGACGCTTACAGGAACAACCGGCTTGACCATTGGCGCGGGTACTGAAACCGTTGCGATAAATTCAAGTGACTGGGACATTGACGCGACAGGTGTGATGTCTGGGATTGGAAATATCGGGTCCAATGGGTCTCTTGCTTTGTCTGCATCAGTAAGCGGTGGTATAACAATCACGCCGATTGCTACAGGAACCGGCGTTGCTACAATCCAGAACCAGAACGTTGCGACTTCTACGATAACGCTTCCAAGTGCCACGACTACGCTCCCTGGTTTGAGTTTGGCGAATGTCTGGACAGCGGCCCAAACTGTAAACGATGATTTGAATCTTGCCGTTGGAACAACTGCAACAAACGGAGAAACACAGGTAAGAATAAAGTTTGATGAGGCCACTTCTGGTATAGGTCAATTCAGACTTGGCGATTTTTCAAATCCGCAAGTTTTAAAGGTTGATCCAGGTGCAACCGTGGCAGGAAGTATTGTAAATATTAATCATACGCTTGGAGCGGGTGATTGTGATGACCTTTTAGGATCGTATTCCAAAGTAAATGTACTTGGTGACGGTGATTCTGGTATCACAATCGTAGGCGATGCTTCACGTGCTTATGTAGGCTTAACGGGTGGAGCGAATAACTCAGTGGCTTCTCAGGCTTACGGAACACAGGCATGGGCAAGACACGGTGGGACCGGGGCCATTACTGCAATGTCCGGACTGTCCGCGATGATGGACGTAGGGGCTGAAAACTTCACAGCTACTACGATTAACTCCGGTCATTTCCATATTCAGGGTGCGGGTGATGTTACAGGGCAATTCGACGGTGTTATGGTTGAAGCCTATCCGGATGTGGATGTGATGGATGCTCTCTTGGCACTTTGCGCGGACGCAGGCGCGGACGTTGACGCGGCTATCAGGATTTCCGGTACTACGGAATGTCAAGTGCTGACAGCGAGCGGTGCAAAGATTTTCACGGGCACTGCGGCAAACGGTGACGCGGTGTATGCAGAGGTCGGAACCTATGATGCAATCGGGTCGATTTATTTGAATGCCACAAACGGATATATTTATATTCAGGTTGCAAACGCCGGAGCTGCGGCTGACTGGTATAAAGTCACAGCTTCCGATGCAGACTAACACTTAAAAGAGAGGACTTTTTTATGAAAAAGATCATCGTTTTGTTAGCGATTCTTTCAAGCTTTTGTTTCAGTCAGAAACTTTCAGACGATCCCCAGCAGGTCAAGGACGCTTTGCTTGAATCCACTTTGATTCAGCAGAAACAGTCAGAGCAGATTGAGCAACTCATGACAACTCTTAGCAGGATCGCGGACGACCTGAAGAAGATCGAAACAAAGGCACAACTCGATTCCCTGAAACAAGTTTATAAATTGGACAAGTAAAATGATACCTTATTGCGTGATTGAGGACGTTCAAGGATTTAATCAACACCGGCCGGCGTACAGCGCGACAACCAAGCCTACGTCAGCACAAGTGCATGAATTTATCCGTGAAGTATCCTCCAGGGTGTTTTCCTCTCTCACGTCTGGGGGCTACGACACGGATAATATACACGAAGTCAAAACAACCGTTGCACTGGCTCTTGCAGCCGGGAATAATAAAACGGCGGTTGTGGCAAGTGCTTCAGGATGGACCGTAGGTGATAAGGTCAAGATTGTAGGATCCGCTTCTGGTATTCCTAAGTGGGAATTTGTAAACCTTATCACTATTTCAAGCCTTACTTTTACATTTGATACAGTCGTAAATGCCTACGATGCAGGAACGATAACGATTTATTTGTTCAATCACTCCATGAGAATCTTGAGAACGTTGAACGCCATTGGCGCGGCGGCCATGTCAGAAGAAAATACATTCATGGGTCAGAGTCCGAACAAGTCAGAACACGCAGAGATTTTATGGAAACGATTCAACGGCTCGGCAGAAACAAGGGACGGCTTGTGGGCCATTGAAAACATATCTGGATATTTGCCGGATGCTACTCAAACCACAGAAGCGACAGCGAATATAAGGCCGTCCAGTTACGGATCGGAGAACTTAACCGACACTGATGTGGAAGCTAAAATGTCAATTGACTACGAGTTTTAAATGGATGTCACTTTTAAATGGGCCGGAACGAAAGAATGGATGGCTGACTTCTCGAGGTTCCAGACTGATTTGAGTTTGGAAGCGGTCAAGATCGCGGCCGGCCAGATAGTACAAGACTTTTATGGAGTTGAGAAACAATTATTCGCAAATGAGGGAGGTAGTGGAGACCACGGAAAATGGCCCGAACTTACAGAAAAATATCGAAGATGGAAAGAAAAAAACTATCCCGGAAAAGACATTATGGTTTTGACGGGTGCGCTAATGAACTCCCTAAACTCACAGACAGAGGGATCAATCGCAAATGTCTCAAAAGTTGGAGGTTCATGGAGGATCGTTTTCGGAACGGATGTGAAGAGTAAAGACGGGTTTGATTATCCTTTGCATCATCAGACAACAGGAAAAGCAAGGCGAACGATAGACCCTACAAATCAGAATCTTATTGTATGGTCAAGAATTATCCAAAGGCATATAGTGAACAGTGCAGAGAAATATGAACACGCATTCGACAGGGTTACGATAAACAGGGAGCCGACGTTTGACCGGGTATAGTAAATATAGATTAATAACCCTTGATGCCCCGGGTGTTAATCAAACCGATTTGAATCTGATGTTTACGGTGACATACCAGGCAGGCATGAAATCTGACTTCTCAGATATTCAGTTTGTTGATTCAGACGGTACTACTTTACTTGCACAATACAGGGAAAGTTATACATCGAGCATTACCTCAAATTGGTGGATTAAACTTCCATCCCTTACTACAGCCGGAAAAACTATTTATATGTGGTATGGTAATTCAAGCGCAACTCTCAATTCAGTAGGTGCAGATGTATTCCCGGCATTTCACGATGGGACGGGAGATTTAACAGATTTTACGGTTACGGATTATGTCACACTTTCAGGCGGTGAAATAGTTTTACACAGAGGAGGGACTTCTCCGAGTGATGTTTATGCAAACTGGAATACAGCTTACGGCACAAACTATGCTTTAAGGTGTAAATTTAAAGTCAATGATTTGTCAACAGTTGGAACTGTATTTATAAGATGTAGCTCGAATGAATACTTGGCAATGAAATCAAATGGATGTACATGGAATTATTTCGGAGGAAGCACGGCGGCAACTCAAGTAATTGAACTTGCCGATTACATAGTTGAAATCCGCAGAGTTACTGGAAACCTTACGAGATTCTATTTGAATGACATATTGGAAGCAAGCGCGGATCCGAACAGTTCAGCATCAAGCGCGCCAACGTTCAGGTGCTATCTGTACTATATGTATTTGAATGTGGACTGGTTTTATATGTACAAACTTCCTGATGATGGTACTGAATTAGCGGAACCGGTATTCGGGGAAGTCAATACAATCCATCAAGGCCGATATTGGGACTTTGCTTTCACACCTACAACAACCTGGGGGACCGCGGAGCAGGTAACGGTAAATGATAAACTTTTAATTAATAGTGTCAATACTCTGATTGAAGCAAGGAACAATTTTCCCGATCCGTCGCTTGGATGGCGGTGGAATCAAGATATGATTCAAGGTGCTAAACTTATCGAAACCGAGATACATATCGATCCGAGATTCTCCGGGAGACATTGGAGTTTCTTGGCTCAGATCATGGGTACGGATACAGTCACAGGTACGGGGCCTTATACACACACGATCACAATAAGAGACGCGATTGACGGACTCAATCTGTTTGGTACGTTCGTTGTAAGGCAGAGTTTAGAGCTTAATAACGTCACGGAATACACAAGCTTGAAAGGACATTATTTTGAACTCTCTGGGCCAAGCCCGACAGGGTTCATGCAACTCATCACAAAGGGGATCGTTTCAAGGACTGCACTTGGAGCAGACGCGGTAAATTCAGCAAGCGACATGGACGATATTACACATATATTACTTGATAGTAAACTCCCAGATATTATGCCTTTTGGGTGTTCAGACATTCGGATAAATAACTTCTCAGGGGATGCGTTAGATGATGCGGATAGGATTGTTGTTTCATCTTTGTCTTTCGGGATTCAAAGGAAATTAAGTCAAGAACAGGTTTCAAGAAATGATTATGCTTATCAATGGGAAACCGCAGAACCCATTGAAGACGGTATTCCATTCTTGGGGTTGGCTGTACATATTCCTGATTTTGCTTTGGGATATTCCGAAAACTATCAAGACGGACAAATGAAGAAAATGGATATTACTTGGAATTATGACGATACATATTCCGTGAAGCTTCAAATACCTTCTATGAAGATAAACGCTATTGAAGATAGCTATGATGCAGGACGTAGGATTTATCAAATGGTCAGGTTTGAGATATTGAAAGCACTTTCAAACCCTTCGGGAATGGCTTTCGATCTCCCGGTGGTTACGATAGTCGATGATTATTCAGAGGCTTACGCATGAGTCAGACGGGTAAATATTTAGAGCCGATTCTTTTACAGATGAAGTCCGAGCTTACGTCTAATCTTGCTACGAATCTGACAGCGATAGACACGGTAAACGGTTCCTTTGAAAGTCATGTTCCGCAAACGTTCTGGGCCGGTCGAATGTACGTTTTAGACATAGGCCAATGTCCGGCTCTGATTTGTTGGCCGGAAGGTGACGCAGGAGGAGAGTACACAAACGTAACATTAAACTTTAAAGCAAAAGTGACTGTCTGGGTGGTGGATTGGGATGATGACCAGGAGCGGTTAACGAGACGGCTTTTAAGATTCCAAGAGGCGATTATAAAGACTTTAAAAACTACTGAAAATCTAAATGGTGAATGTGATCTATGCACTTTTGCAGGATTGAGATTTGACAACCCGTGGACATCTATAGGAAAGAACTCGTACATGGATGCAATGGGTGTTACGTTTGAAATACACAATGAGGAGGAAATATGATAGGCGTGGCAAAACAAGACGCGGGAATAAGCATTACTGGTAGAATAAAGCCAGTAGAAACAAAAGACCAGGCAAAAATAGGATGCTTAATCCTGAAGGGTCATAAATACATCATTCCGGATAACCATATTTTTACTCCGGATGATTTGTTCGAATCTGAAAAGCAAGAAAAGCGAGGTAAGTAATGGCGAATGCAATCACTACAAGAGGCGGGATAGTGGCCTACGAACAGACCGCAAGTACGTGGGGAACTTTAGTTGCTCCCACTACATTGGATCAAATATTAATCACCGGCGGGTTGCCGTTATCTGAAAACCGAGAAGTTACTCCGGATCAGGCCGCAGGGTGGTCGTGGAATCAATATACACACCTCGGCAAGAAGGATCTTGACTTTACTCTCAATATGCCTTTAAGGTACGGAAGTAGAATATGGTCGTTCGTTGCTCAGATTATGGGAACCGACACCAAGACCGGATCGGCAGATCCTTACACGCATACAATGGCTTTACTTGATGCTATTGACGGCCTTGATAACTTCGGGTCTTTGTGCGCACAATTAGGCCCGGCCGCGGGAGAGCTTTTGATGGAATGGCCTTCCGTAAAGCCTTACGGGTTTACAATTTCAGGACCGAACGGCCAGGGGTTTGTGGATCTGTCTGTAAAACTTAGAGCAAATAAGATGAATATGGGTGCTGATTGTACGGTTACGACAGGCAATTTCGACAGCGTGACACACGAGACTATCGACTCGGTTCTGGCTCCGATGGTTCCTTTTGGTGCTTTAAGGTTTAGGATGAACGGACAGACCGGCGCGGCATTGGGTGCAAGCGATAATCTGGCATTGAAGTCGTTCAGCTTTTCATTCAACCGAAAGATTGACGCTGAATGGGTTAACCGCCAGGCATACGCTTCTCAGTGGGAAACCGCAGAACCGATTGAGGATGGTATTCCTGAAAGTAATCTTCAGATCGTTCTCGGGGATTACAACGCTTTAACGTACATGGAAGCGTTTCAGGATTCGACAGAACAAAAAGCGGAGTTTTATTTCGCGCTGGATGCTGATCATGATATAAAGCTTGAGTTTCCGAGGCTTAAATTTAACAATCCAGAGGCTTCGATAAGCGGACAGGGCCGTATTCCGCAAACGTTGAAATTCGATCCCTTGCTTGCTTCGGCGGCTCCTACGGGAATGACGCTGACGAATTGGGGATTGATAGTACGCACAGAAAATGCGACAGCTTACGAGTAAGACTAAAAGAGAGGACACAATGGATCTTGCAAAAAAGAATGATGTTCAGGTGGTAGAGTTTGGAGATGAGAAGTACAGTATCCGGTTTTTGACGGATGACGTTATCAGGCAGGAGATAGCACGGAAAGAGAACGACAAAGAAAAGGACGCTACATTGAGATGGGATGCTGTCTGTGTCATTAAGAACGTGGAAGGTTGGGAAGGAATCACAAGTAAAGGCGTTCCGCTCCCCTGTACCAATGACAACAAGATTCTCGTCTTTACGCAGTTCCAGAACCGGGTCGATTTTCTTTTCGCCAAGATGAAGGATGAAAAGTTATTCTTTCAAAAACCCTTGGAGGAGCAACTAAAAAATTAAAAGCCTTCATCAGTCACCGGCTCGAAAACGAATGGGAGACTGAAGAGTATTATGATAAACTGATTGCTGAAGGCCATCACATAACAAAGCCGGAACTTCCAAGATTAGATTATGAGAACTTGACAGCGGTAAGAATATACGGGGTAATGAACTCAATAGAGGGAATGACAGTTGACAAAACCATTGAATACCTGGGAATCGAATTGAACCCTACAGAGAAATGGTTACTCATGGAAAAGCTGTGCGTAATGAGGCAGTGCAATCTTGAATACTTAAAAGCAGAACACGAACGACTAAAGGCAGAACATGGCACTTGAACTTGACATTGTAGTAAATGATAAAGGTGAAGCGACTCTTAAAAGGTTTGCAGACACGACCAAGAAAAGCGTTGGCGATGTAGATAGTGCGACTGCAAAATACAATAAGACCGCGAAGGAATCCGTTGGCGTAAATGACAAGCTCAAAACTTCTGCATTCGGTTTAAATACTTCTTTCAAAAGTTTAGCAATGGGAATAGGTGCCTCAATTGCGGCATTCTATACCATTAAAAGACTCATCCTTGACAACATAAACGCGGTGGCAAATTATCGGGACACTATCAGGGACTTGTCAAAAGCCACAGGCGTTTCAACTGATACGATTGTTACATTCCAGTATGCGGCTAAAAGAGCGGGGGGGAGTGCTGAAGATGCGGCTTATGCCTTAAATCAGATGTATAGGAGAATAGGAGAGGTTCAAGGCGGATCAGAGGAAGCGCGTAGAACCTTTGATAATTTAGGGATAAGCCTTACAGATGTAAACGGAAATATGAAAGACGGCGATATACTTTTGAGAGAGATAGCCAGCCAACTTTCGAAAATCACTAACTCGACCGACAAAGCGGCTTACGCACAAGAAATATTTGGCCGAAGTGGTATATCTTTAATTAATACCTTGGATGATCTTGGCACAAGTTTTGACAGCACAAAAGACAAGGCAGCGGCTTTGGGATTGACTTTTACGGATGAGGCTGGAAAGGCGGCTGATGAATATAACGACCGGGTGCAGGATTTAAAGGATTCTTTCGAAGGGCTGAAGATGTCTATTTTTAGTGGTGCATTACCGGCACTTCAGGAAGTCACAAAGTTTATGACAGTTGCGGCAATGAGCATGAGCGGTAATGCGGCAGGTGTGAAAGAGTTTCTTACAAACCAATACACGACCGCCAAGCTCGGACCAAAAGCAAGAGGCGGCGGTGCGGCTCCAAAGCCTTTCGGGACTGGATCGGGAAGTAAGGCAACGAGTGGCGCGTCTGATTTCTGGGATTCTCAAATGACTCCTGAAGAAGCGGAGACGCAAAAGTATTTAGAGGCCATGCAAGCAAGGGCAGACGTTAAACGGGATATGTGGAAAGTTGAAGTGGATACATGGAAACAAACCGCAGAACTAAACGCCGAGAAACAGGCCCTTGAGGATGAATGGCTAAGCCAGGATGAAAAGAGAATCAAAGAAAGCCAGGCGATGAGGGCTGAGAATTTAGCGATTCAGAATGAAGAAGATCAGAAATATATTGATATGCTCGTAGGTTACGCAGAGATGAAACAAGGTGTGATGGAAAGCATATTTTCATCGTTTACTGATTTAACCTATGCTTTTGCAGGAGAAAGCCAGACGGCATTTAACATATATAAGACAGCGGCAATCGCTGAATCAATGGTTTCAACGGTGACTTCAGCGCAAAAGGCTTATGAAAACGTCATGAGGTATTCGGGATTTTTAGGCCCGGCGGCAATGCCTTTGGCAATCGCGGCGGCTTCTGCTGCTACGCTTTCTGGTATGGCAAGGGTCAAAATGATCGAAGCTCAGAAGTTTGCACTTGGCGGTGACTTTATCACTTCAGGGCCGCAGATGATCATGGTCGGTGATAACCCAGGCGGGCGCGAGCGCGTGAGCGTAGAGCCGTTGTCAAGCAGAAATAAGAACGGACCCAAAGGAACAACGATCAATATTGTGATCAGTGAGAAGATGGACCGGGATTATTTAAGGAATGAATTTATCCCAGAACTTAACAGATTGGCGGCGAACGGATGATAAGAACTGGAGCAAATTATAACACCTATAACGCACTGGCTCAAAAAAAGCCGGTCATGGCATTGGAGTTTTATAATTTAACTCCGGTTTTAACTACAGGAACGTTTTCAGGGATCACTTCAGATTATAAAAAACTGATTAAATCGGTCGAAGTGGTTCCATGTAAAATAGACTTCTTGAAAAGCGAAACACAGTTTTACGGATTTGACATAGTGGTGGCTGATGATTCATCCAATACTTTTCTCAATCTTTTAAGCACGAATGCACTTTCAAATATAGTCTGTACTGTTAAAGCAGGGTTTCAGGAAATAGCGATTACAGACTTTTTTTCATATCCGAATTGCAGGTTAAAAAACGTAGAGATAAACTCGGAGAAAAAGGAATACACGCTTTCAATGCGGTCGGTTCTTTACGATATGAATAAGCCGATCATTAGACGAATGGGCCAAACCATATTAACGGCTGATGCGTCTGCGGCTGATTTGACTTTAGAGGTTACATCTACGGCGGCATTCACTGCTTTTGGTGCGGCGCCTTGGGGTGCGGGATCATCAACCTATCTTATGGTAGGTAATGAGATAATGGAATACACAGGAACGGATGCAGATACGTTCACAGTTACAAGGGGATGTTTCACTTCAGAGAATACGACACACAAAGCCGGTGAAGGTGTTTGGGAAGTTATATATTACTATTCTCTTTTAAATGGTTACGACATGATCCTTGAAATTTTAACCACAACAGCCGCAGGGACAAATGGCAATTGGGATATAGGGCTTGCTGATTTTGGCTTGGGAATAGACGTTGACGAAATTGATGTAAATCAGATATATAATGAATTCGGGAGAAAATGGCAAAGTGCATTATATACAGATTTCAGTAAAATTATAGATCCGTGGAAAGAAAAGTCCGTAACTCTTGGAAAGTCAAAACGTGGTGGAATGGGTGGGCCTGGGGGTGGATGGATTAAAACAAAAGGCGGTGCGACTGGCACGGCAAGTATAGACAATGGGCTTGATTGGTTACAAAATAATGTATTATCCGAATTGCAGGCTTGTTTTATATTTACAGATAATGGAAAGCTCGGAATTAAGACTCTTGATGTTATCGGACAGAATGAAGGGATTGACGACATAGATCAAGATTCTATTATCGGGGTTCCGAGCATAGATGAAGATGATGGACAACTTATAACAAAAATAGAAATAAATTCAAAAACCAATGGTGATCAAACCGGTAAATATTTAAGCATTTATGCAGAAACAAATACGACAGGGGTCACTTCTTATGGTAATGCTGAACAGATTACAATAAACACAAACAACACAAATGAGGTTTCGAGTTTATATAGAGCTTACGCGGCATATCGGATATTTGGATTTTATGGGAATCCTCATATAAAATTGAAATTCAAAATGTTCTGGCCGGCCATATTATATCAAGCCGGAGATATATTAAATTTTTCTCATGATAAGTTGATTAATATAAGAGACAATTCAATCGGATGGACAAATGAACCTATTCTTTTAACTTCTGTAAAGCCTGAATTCGAAGGCGGTTCAAGGGCGTATGTAGCGATAGAGGCAATTAATATGTCCATGATTGAGAAAGCGGATATTAGTGACATTCATGTTTTTGAACAGGCAGATATAAATGATTATGTTTTAACGGTGGATGCTGATCATGCAGAAGCGACGCTTCAGGCAGCGGATGCGTATTTAACGAATACGGTTTATTCGTGTACTATGGTCATGGTAAGAATTGAACTGGTTCAACCTGGTGTCGGCGGTGGAGATACTACTGGATATATTACTTTAGAAATGCGTGTTCAAGATCCTGCGAACACAGACTTAGGAAATAGAACTATTAATATATATTATGATGAAACATCATCCGAAACGATATACGCTGATTGTTATATTACAGACATAGGAGGGGTGGTTAATCCCGATAGGGTACGGGTTGACTGGTATGCAACAGGTGGAGCAAATGCGCCAAGCTCTGTAAAAATACATCTTATTAAATTTTGGAACTATAAAGGGACCGTAACCGAGGTATAAATGGGCTATCCGAGATTAGAATACAATTCGATAAAGGTTGACTTTTCAAGACATTTCAACGAGCTTGAAGTCTATCCGAAAGAAACCAAAACCAGAAATCAATCAAGCTCCGGGTTGGTCGAGACGATAGACTTTTTTGAGCAGTGGTTTATCTATGCGCTTAAACACAGACTTGATGCCGGAGAAGTCGAGCAGTTAAGAAAATGGTATAACTACGTAAAGGCAGGGGCTTCATTTAAATTCTGGTCGGATCGTGATTTGGGAATTTATACAGGCTTCGAGGGGAAGTCTGCAACGTCTAATAACGGTTTGGCTGCTACTTTTGCGCGTTCCGGTGTTGCTAAATATTGGGATGAGTCCACAAACGAACTTGAAGAAGTTGCAGAGAACACAGCAAGGTTCCCTGGTGGAAAATATGGATCAGGGCTTTTAATTGAAGGTGGCTCGGAAAATATATGTTTAAAATCCGAACAGTTTAATGATGCGGCATGGACGGCTGTTAATATAACGGTAAATGCAAACACCGTGGAAACTCCGGATCCTGAAGGCGGTGCGACAGCTGATAATCTTACGGCGAATGCCGGAAATGGAACTCTTACCCAGGATGTGGCAGTAGCGATAACTACAAATGATGGATGTTTTTCCGTATATCTTAAAGCAAGGAATTATATTGCAAATGGTGTGAAACTCTATATTAAAGATAGTACGGGAGCGACTCTTGCAACGTCAACAATAAGCCCTACTACTGAATGGGAGAGATATTCAGTTGCACATGAGAGCGCGGCAAATAATGCGAATAATTGGAGATTGGTAATTGAGATAGTAAACAATGGATATATATATTATGCTTGGGGCGCACAGTTAGAAGTAGGGACTTATAGAATTTATCCAAGCTCTTATATTGAAACTAATGCGGCGGCGGTTACAAGAAGCGATGAGTCATGTTATTATGCAATCACAAACGGATTACAAATAAGCCAGTTAAAAGGTACTATTTCTTTTTGGGTATATGTGCCTTATGACTATAATGAGTCGGGCGGGACTCAGCCTGTTAGAACTTATATACAAGTCACAAACGCGGCGAGCGATGCTGTAATGGAAATACATAGATCAAATAATGGACATTTGAGGGCTTATTTTTATGATGCAGGAGGGAGTGCTGGAAATGCTTGTTCTGGGAGTGCATCTGGGATGACTCAAAACGCATGGAACCATATAGTAGCAACCTGGGATATGACACTTACGGACGTGGCAATGTCTTTATATTTAAATGGTAGTCTTTTAAGTGCTCCGAGTCTGGCAGGAATAACATTGAGAATCCCTACAAGAATTTATATAGGTTCCGATGCAACTCCTGCTACTCATGCAGATGCGATATTTGATGATTTGATAGTTACGACAGACTGTAAAGATGCGGGATGGGTTGCGAGGACTTATAGCTCACAATACGCACAAGGTTATAATAAGAATTACTTTGCTTCAGTCAGATTAAATGATAGTGAGTTTAATCCATTAATTCACGTTGGCGGGAATAAATACGACTTTGAACTTAACGCGGAGGAAGTATTAACATGAAAAGGCTACTCTTGATTCTGGTTATTTTTGGCGTTTTACTGTTCGCACAGGGGGCTTATAAGACCGTGGAAATAACGGCTTATGCTACTGGAACAGGGAGAGACACAAGCGCAGTATTTACGATCTATCCGTATATGACTTTCTGGCACGCCGTTCAAGACACCTGTACAACGGGGACGGATTCGAGTGCGCAAATCTGGTACTTGCAGGAATCCCCTGATCAGGTTGAATGGGTCACGGTTAAAACGGATTCGATTAAAACCGATTCAACATGGGCCTATGATAATATCACGACATCAGCGGTTCCAGTGGCAATGTGGGGCCGGATCATTAACAGGGGATGCGTGACTAATAAGAAATTGTACGCAACAAAACTGACTTCTTTCATGGTCGGTTACGAGGAGAGATAACATGAAAAAAATACTTTTTCTTTTAATCCCTGCGATTTGTTTTTCACAGGCCGGGCCTTTCGGACATGCTACTCCTGATTCGAGTGAGTGGGTTACTCAGTACGATATAACACAGATCACAACGGATTCGACTTGGAATTCGGTCGAAGCAGACACCGGACGATTCGACAGAATCGAAAGCAAGTCCGGCGGGACAATTACAATCGTTAATGATGTTATATTTAACGAGGAAGTCACTTTGAATCAGGAAGTATCTGAACAGTTTAAAACGGTCTCAGACGGTGACACGACTTTCATTTCTCCTGGTACAGCTTTGAGATCGTTCATGATCAGGGTGAACGGAGCGGAAAAATTCAGCGTTGATTCTACGGGAAAAGTTAAAATTACTACTTCAGGCTCAAGCATTGGTCTATCTACTGATGGGAATAAAACAACTGGCAATCTTGCTCAATTTATCAATGATGATGATGGAATAGCTGGTGGAGACAGTGGCCTTGTTGTGACAAAACTTGGCGCGATTGAGGCGGCTGTTGATGCAGATAGAACGTTTAAATTTGGGAGAGCCTTAATTGATTCTCGAACTTCTGATTATATGTATTTGAGCCATATTGATCAAACATCAACTGAGAGTTATGCTTTGAGACAACAGCCAACAGGTCAAACATCTCTTAATGGATTACTGCGTGTAGAAATATCTATTAGCAACACGGCCAAGATAGATATGATAAATAATAAAGTAAATATTACTGATCCAACAACGATAGCAGTCTCTGGCACTGAAATCGGGTTAAGTGTTGACGGTAATAAAACGAGTGGAAATCTAATAGACGCTATTAATGATAATAACGGAGTTGCTGGTGGGGATTCCTGTTTTTCCCTTACCTCGGATGCTACTGTGTTTCAGAATGGAGTTAATACTAAAAAGATAAAAGTCAGTCTGGTTGATACCGGGGAATGGACGGCTCCCACGGGAATAGTCGGGAAAGGGTTTGTTTATTGTGGTGTTGAATATGCTACGTTTACGTTCTATTCTGACGGAGCAGTTGCACTCGTTGCGGCGGCAACTGGACTGACTTCTGCAAATGTAGGCACAACGGACGGGGTTGATAACAAGTTAAATATTTACGATGGAGGTACGGGAATCGTTGTAGAGAATCAACTCGGATCAACTCTAAACGCAATGATCGTTTTAGAATACATAACTCCGTGACAAGCATGAAAAAGCTGATTATATTCCTACTCCCTTTATGTTTACTGGCTTCTGATCCAGTTGTCAGAAACGAGTACCTTGATACAAGTACAGGGCTTTGGCTTGTCGAAGGGTCATGCGGATATATCGTTTGCAAGTCATGTGATATGTCTTATACAATGTCATTTGCGATTCCGATAGGCTTTTCAATCTTCAAAGAAATTTACGTTGACACATATAAAAACGATCTATTCGGACTATGGGATCAGCCGGACGTTATCGGCTTTGATCCGGCTGACATCTCATTTTCGATAATTGGTACAATGATAGGCTTTATAGTTTCCGAGCTTTGGGATCACAGAATAAACCTATCCTTAAATAATAACGGTTTTAAATTGTCTTACCACTTGGGGGAAACATGAAATATATTATTTTTATCGTCCTGCTGTTATCCTTGAGTCTATCCGCACAAGACATTCTCTGTAATTTCGAAACCGACAAAAATATCAATATTTATTCAACCGCAATGTATGATTACTGCACCGAAAAACTTGACAACATTCAAGAGATAAACGGGTCATCTGTTTATTACTGTGTCTGTGTAAAAAAAGTTAAGTGTAATAAAACATACGCAATGCTCACAATGTCTTTCGGAAATATCCTGGTTGAATATACCGTTAAAGAAGACGGCAGTGTAAATAAAATCAAGAACACAAAAATGAGTGCATGGAAATTTGATTTCACAGAAAAAACCTGTACGTATGTAAATGATATTGATGACACGGAAATTTACGAAGACCATGAAATAACGATTAAAGATAAAATTAATGTATTGATTGATCAAAGGCAAATACAAGAGATTGAGGATTAGCGGTGGTTACGCAGTGCGGACAGCATAAAATAATACCAAACAGGAACGGAGTGAGAGATGGTAAAGTCAGACGGAAACGGCGGCACGATAATCAAGGCAAAGCCTGGGGCGGTTGCGTTATTCTCTTTGATGTTCACGCTTTTAATCTCTGCTATTTCTTTTGCGTTTGGTCAAGGCAAGCAATCAAAACAGATTGAGAATATGCAGGAATACGGACTTGAAAACAGAAAACTAATAACTGCACTTTCAGGGGATTATCAAAAGTCGTGCCTATCAATTGAGAAAATAAAAACAGACGTAGAATGGATGAGAGATGCCATTGAAAAGATGGATTAAAAATAAATGAATTGTCTATTGACATTTAAATATTAATGTAGTATATTTAGTCATAACCAGAGGGGATTATGGCTAAAGTAAAAACATCTTCGTTATACACCTTCCATGAATCCCCTCGTTTCATGGCAACACGGGGCCGTACTTTTCGGAGTGCGGTCCCGTTCCTATTTATTGGAGGTGTTATGAAACTACTCGAAATTATCATCACAGTATTGACAACAATCGGAATGATAGCGGGTATATTTATTCTGTGCGTTGTCATGCTTCCGTTTCTTCTTCTCGGATTTATACTGTCATTATTCGAAGCGAGGTAAATCATGAGTGCCTACGAAAACAGGTATTGCAAGAAGTGCGGGAAAGTCTCATTGTTTCAAGGGAAAAAATCAAAGTGGTGCATCGAATGCACTTTAAATCAATTACGTAAAAACGAGGTGAATCATGGCAAAGGAAAAGATTAATTTTCTCGACAATGTCCCGGTGGGGGTGATGCTGAAATACAGCACGCCAAAAGTAGGCGAAGGAAACTATGGGACGTGGTGGATGTTCGGTGCTGAAGTTTACGACACAACTCAAAAGGCATGGGTTGACAGACCGCTTTTCCCGACTTACGAACTTTATCGGCTTATGTCTTTTGCAGGGATCGAAACGGACGTGCCTTATAAGATTACTCTCAAACAAAGGCCGGACGACAAAAAGAAAAAATATTGGTCTGTAGAAAAAAACAAGATTGAAAAAACAACAATGGACATCCCGTCTGACTTCGAGTTTAATCCGCCTGGGCCGATAGCAGAACCAAAGAAGCAAACCGTTGTTTACGATGAAAGCCCGGACGCTACGCTTGACGACCTTGTAATGCTTTACGTTACAATATGGGACAAGGTTGCTTCGGAACTTGTATCAACTCAAAGAGGTCTTCAGGTTAACGAGATTCGGGAAAGCGTTTCAACGGTGTATATCCAAGCGGTTCGTATGGGTCTGCACAAGATCAAAACAAAACCAGTTGAACCGGGAAGCATTTCTCCGCCTCCGGATTCTGACTTACCATTCTAAAGGACTATCCCCGTGCGCTGTTCATTAACATCCCCTGGATTATCTAACAAGAAGACACAGGAGAAAACCTGGTAAATCCGCACGGGGAATTTTAAAAAGGAAGTGACAAATGGCAACAGATTTGGATACGGCTTTTTCTGAAATGCGGCGTGATCAGTTATTTGAACATTGTAATAAGCCGAAAGATATACAAGAGGAAAAGCAGTTTGATGAATATGATGAAAATAGAATATGGTTTCTTATTGAAATTAAAGATGGACATATTGAACCGCATTCTGGCTTATTAACTCCAGATGAATTACAAGAAAAAATTGAACTTAATAAAAACAATCGGCTTTATTCATGCCGGATTGATGAAGGATAACACAATGGATGAAAAGAAATATTTTCTCGTAGAAACGAGAGACGGCAACCGTGAAATCATCAGTGAATTGATGGATCTGAATGAAGCCTTGGAATTGCGGGCAGAAATACTGAATACTGAAAAGATTGATATAAAGATATGTTGCGAGTGGATGTAATGAGAAACCATTTAGACCGTTATCAACTCTGGCAAAGATCTGGGAAGAAATGGAAACAATGGACCGGATATTTCAAAACGCTTGAATCCGTTGAACAGAATTTTAATAAGCACTGGAAACGGTACAAGCCCTTTGGAAAACGGAAATATAGATTCTCTTTATGGCATGGTGTTTATGGCCCGTGTATTCACAAGACCGAACGGAAACGAAAGAACGCTTCCAAACAAACAACGATGTGCTATAATTGGGAAATGGTGAAAGAGTTATGATTGAACTGTCTTTAATGAAAGTGAATAACGCCCTTCATCCTGATCCTGCTTATGAGGATGAATTTGACAGGATCAAAGGCGGTCAGTGGTATGACTGCAAATTGACACAGCCACGAAACTATCTATTTCATAAGAAGTTTTTTGCCATGATCAAAGCCTGTCACGAATTTCAGAACCGGATAGATGACTTTGACCTATTCCGTAAAGTCCTGATAAGTGAGTCCGGTCACGTGCATTCGTTTCAATACCAGGACGGTAGGTTGTTATTAATCCCGAAATCAATTTCATTTGCCGAATGTGATGAAACGGAATTTCAGAAAATCTATTTAAATGTCTGGCAGACAGCGATGAATAAGTTTTGTTACGAGGGATCAGAGGAAGAAATAAAGAGACGTGAAAATATACTCATGAGTTACTAAATCACTATTGACATTTAAATAATTAATCGTTATATTGACAATTAAAGAGGGGAACCAATGAATCCACTATTATTCAACGCTTCAGAAGTTAAGCCGGAACATTACAGAACAGCCGCACGACTCATTCAGGATGAACTTGAAAATGATATTAAGAATCATCCTTATGGCAGTTGGAAGGAAACGAGAAAACAACTTGCACAAACGGGGGCATTATGTTTGAGATTGTTGGCATACCTTGAGGAGAATACAAGTGGAAAGTGAACTGAACTACGAAACCTGGTATCCTGACTGGTCGAAACAACTCGCACTCCAATATACCAAGGCTGAACTTATTGATGAATTTGAAAAAGTGGGCGGCGCACTTCGAGCAAGCACGGCATCCCATTTGAGGGCAATCGAAAAGAGTACATCCATGCAAGGCAATTCACAGCATAGAGCGCAAGCTCGAAACGTAGTCGCTTCTCAGGGTGAATACAAAATCAATCTCGGATGTGCGCTTGATATTTATAAGAACTTTCCAGAACACACGAAAGAGGGGAAACGTGGCTGACTTCGGATATTGTTTTGACTGCAATGAAATGAACTATGCCATTACTGATCGGAATGGCGTTTTCGAATTTAACAAAATATCAAGTAATCACTTCGGGCATAACTGTCACGTTTTCGGTAAGCCGAATGATTACTGCCCACCAATCAGAAATGTCTTAACAAAATTAAATATGGGTGCTGAAATTGGTCATAATGAAATCGTGTTATTCAAGCTTGCAATTGGACTTGGTGAACTGGATAAGTATAATAAAACCATTGAATCAGAAATTGAAATTAATCAACAAAGGTTAGAAATATGATTGAACCATATTATCAGCGTGACGGGATAACAATATATAACGGGGACTCATGCGACATTCTAAAAGAACTCCAATCCGGATCCGTTCAAATGTGCGTTACTTCCCCGCCTTATTATGGCTTGAGAGATTATGGAACGGGTGAATGGGTTGGCGGTGATTCTGAATGTAGTCATGTTAGAGAATCAAAACACAATGACAATTGTATTACTGGACATAAAAATAATTCTTTTGTTGGGGATGCTATTTATAAAGATGTTTGTCCGAGATGTAGTGCAATCAGAATAGACAAACAATTCGGGCTTGAAAATACTCCAGAAGCATATATAAATAGATTAGTAGGCTTATTTCGTGAAGTGAAACGAGTATTAAAAGACAATGGGACATTGTGGGTGAATATTGGGGATAGTTATGCTTCACATAAAGATTGCAAAAGTATAACTGATTCATTAAGAAAAGGCTATATAAGTGAAGAGGCAAATGTCATTGAAAAAGGTAGATCGGTAACCCGTAATACTAAAATGCTAAAAGAACAGGGATATAAAGATAAAGACTTAATCGGGATCCCCTGGATGCTTGCTTTTGCATTACGAGCAGACGGTTGGTTTCTTCGTCAAGATTTAATTTGGCACAAACCAAATCCCATGCCGGAATCAGTAAAAGACCGTTGCACAAAATCCCATGAATATATTTTTCTATTAAGCAAAAGTAAAAACTATTATTATGATGCGGATGCTATTAAAGAACCGATTAAAGATGATTCAATAAAAAGACTGATTCAGGATATTGAGAATCAGAAAGGAAGTGATCGGGTCCCGGGCAAAACAAACGGCACAATGAAAGCGGTATCGGGTAAAAAAGCTATTAACATAGATAAAAGAATGGGAATAAATGGAACGTCTTTTATTAATCATAAAAACTTTATGAAAGAAAATGGTGAATTGCTTCATGGGACAATGGCAAATAAAAAATCTGTCTGGACCATAACAACAAAGCCATACAAAGAAGCCCATTTTGCCACATTTCCAGAAGATTTAATTTCCCCATGTATAAAAGCCGGATCCGCTAAAGGTGACATTGTTTTGGATCCGTTCGGTGGAAGTGGAACAACGGCAGACGTTTCCAGAAGACTCGGCAGAAAATGTATCAGCATTGAATTGAATAAGGAATACTGTGATCTGTATTTGAAACGGCGCGGGAATAACATGGAACTTGAACTATGAAAACCTGGGATGAAATATTAACCGCCGCTTCACAGTCTGGGTTTATAACCTATTCATTCGGTGGCGTGGCTATCCTGATGTGCCATGAAGTCCAAAAGGAACAGGGGATTTTCGAAGCCACTCAGTGGAAGGCGGGGCTTGGTAAGTTTCCTGAAAATCAGGTGGAATTGTTTGAAAATAAGGTTAACAATGAATAATCTCTATAAAAACCGACATCGAATAAGCCCTCTAACATCGCTCAGGTTGAACGATAGTTTACAAAATAAAAAGATACGATGGGCGTCAAAAAATCGTGCTGGGGCGGTTTCGCTATACGTGGGACTTTCAAACTACGGGGTTATCACGGATGTAATTCACATTTAGGAGGTGATTATGCCTGATATTTTCGGAAATACTCGGTTATGTGTGTGCGGATGTGGCAGATCCCTTGATAATCATCCAAAGAAATCAATCTATTTTTCGAATGAATGTAAACTAAAAGTCCGCAAAGAAAAAGAATCCAAGAAAAAACTTGACAAGCTCACTGCCAATCAATCCCTTTTCGAATCCCAGAAACTATTCCCCGGCCTCGAGGCCCATCTCGTCAAAGAGGCTCGGCGCGCCAAGAAGCATAAACCCGGTAAGATCGTTCCGTTTCGGATGCTCTGGGAGAATGCACGTTATGAACTATGTTTCAAACGTAGGAAGGACGAGTACGCCTTGAATAATAATACCCAGGGACTTTGGGCAAGGTATCTGATGAAAGAACATCCAGAACTTGATAAACTATTTGAGACAAGGGGGATGTGATGTATCTCCGCAAATGGAAACGCAAGTTTTATATATTTCGTGCGCGGTATGCAACATTGTTTATGATTATATCATGTGCGGTATCTTGTATTTTTAGGAATAATATTACAAGTGTAATTTTTTGGATATGTTGGTTTTTAGCCCCGTGTGGACTTGTAAAGATACACGATTTTTTTAAAACAAAATGGTTTGTTATTCCGAGACAATCGTTTGCGATTGCAATGATTATATATTATTCTATAAATTGCTTTGTCAAAACTATTTGAGACAAGGGGTGACAATGGAACAAGCTAAAGCAATTTATCCGGCCCAATGTTCATGTGGTCATATTTATCTTGAAAGGTATCAATTTAAAGAAGTGACAGATCAGGGATATATTGGATTTTGTTGGTGCGGTTGGTGTAGAAAAAGACGTTGGGTAAAACCAATAAAACAAGGGATGACAAATGAAAGTTAGATTGTGTTATACAACTGACTTTACTCCAAAAGGTAAAATGTTCGTTAAGGAATTTGATTCAATGAAATCCGCAAAAGGCTTTTATGATTTTCTTTCTCTTGAAATAACGAAAGCATATATTGATCATTTTGACGGTTGGCATTATCGTTTAGTTAAAAGATTAAAAGGATATTAAAAAGGAGTACACAATGCAACTAAAACCTGATTGGTCGAAAGCTCCCGAATGGGCGAACTGGTGGGCGATAGATAGAACTGGGGATGCGTATTGGTTTAAACAGAAGCCCATGTTAAGCGGTGGATTTTGGTTGGATAAGGATACGTGTATGTTGGCTGAAAATACTTATTTCAAATCTTCATTAACCAAACGTTCGAAAGGTGGATGACATGACCAAGCGAGCATTAACCGCACTCAAGGCAAGTATCAAGCATTGGGAAGAAAACGTGAAAGTGGCGAAACAGGGGGGTAGAGTTGATATAAGTCCGGCAAGTTGCGAGTGTTGTAATAAGTTTAACAAAAATAGTAATTACGATTACGAGTCGGATTGCAGTGGATGTCCAATAAGTGGATTTACACATGAACAATATTGCACAAATACGCCTTACGAAGATTTATATGATATTCTCATGTACAATGTTAATGGAGATCTGGTGTGCGCCTGTGAATCCGAACTCGCATTCCTGAAATCACTTTTACCGAAAGGTGACAAATGACCTACGCCGAATACTACGACAAAGACTGGAAGCGCGTCTGCATTGAGATCCTCGGAGCCGTTGGGGATAATCTCATAGTGAGAAAGGCTTCGGGCGGGCGCAAGTTTCAGATTAAAAAAATACAGGTGATCAAGGATGAAAAACCCTGAAGACTATCTTCGTGAACAAATCCGTTCCAATCTTTAGATTATAAAAGCCTTGACCAAGAAGAACCGGATACTTGAAAAAGAACTTTTAAAATTGAGAGGTGGGAAATGACACGCGCCGAAGCCGTTGAAAAGTCTGTAATCATCATTAAAGATGTTATATATGAAACAAAATGGCCTGATTCTTTCATGGATTATCACAGGGGCCGTAAAGATGTTATCGACTTAATTGAACGAACCGCCAATGACCTGATAAGGGACAAATGAACATTAAACTTGATCCGGCTGACATTGTTTTCTCGGAGTACATTCGGAGACGGGACCGGCACTGTTTGAGATGTGGAAAAGCCGGAACCGGCTCGAAGGGTATAACAGGCTTGCAAGTTTCACATTACTTCGGACGCGGGAAAGAGTCAACCCGTTTTGATCCTGAAAACGTGGATGCTCTTTGTTTCGGGTGTCATCAGTATTGGGGATCGACCGACCGGGAATCTTACCGGGAATTTAAAATCAGTCAACTTGGATATTTGAGTTTTCAGAAATTAATGATCCGCGCGAATACACTTGTTAAAAAGGATCGGAAAATGGAACTCATAAAAGCCAAGTTGTTATTGGAAAGTTTATAATGTCTAAAGTGACCGCCCGTGACTTCATGCTCAATATCTTGGACAACATAGACTCCCCGTCTGTTAAAGAAGCTGTTTATTACACGACCGAACAAAAGGGAACTGATGAAGAAATGTACCAGAACCTTGTCTCTGCTTTGATAGCTGTGATCTTAGCGATGACATCAAAAACAATTTGTGAAAATTAAAAAGAGGGGTGAAACATGAACCACATAATGATGGATTTAGATAGTTTTTCAGAAGCAATAAAACAGGCAACCAAGGATTGCACAAATTGTTTACATGGTCAGCTTGACGATACTGTTCCCCCGTGCAGTGAGTGTTATTTTAAAATATTAGGAATGTCTGTAAATCCTACGAAATGGGAAGAAATAAAACTGTGAGGCTTTATGAAGCTCCCTAAAAACAACCCTGAATCTTGTATCCTCGACCGTATCCGAGAAAACAAGGTTATCAGGGCCCGGCTTTTAGACGAGATTCACGAACTTGAAAAGGTGCTGAAAGAAATGAGAGATAAGCCTTGACAATTTAGGAAAAGGTTTATATATTTGAGTGCGACCCTAAATCAAAGTAGGAAATAAAATGTCTAATCAATTTAAAATTTTCAGGAACCCATTAAGCCGCCAATCCTCATTTTCCTACGGGCTGGGTCGCACGGCATTTGGGTTCCTGATTTTTTTTAAGGGAGTATAAAATGAAAACATTTGATGATGATGGAACAGAATTGGTACGATGCAGAAATTGTAATAACGGTGAATGGGAAGTTGAATGCTGTAATGGTGCAAATGGATGCGATTGTCATGGTCAACCTGTTAATATGGGCAAATGCAATGTTTGCAATGGGACGGGATGGCATAGACCGGACGCGGATACGCGGGCGAATTTAAGAACAATTCAAGGTAGGTGTTTTGTTGGGAGCGGTCCTACTCGTGGATATTGGGCGAACAGATATTAATAAAGGGATAATAATATGAAAGTGAATAAAAATTGTTCAACTTGTAAATATAGCTGTGGAAGTAAATGCAATAAAAACAAAATTGACGTGGGAATGTATGATTGTTGTTCTGCATATAAAATTCGCAAATCCGATATTGTATCAAGGAATATGTTTGTTGCGGATGATGTTGAACATTTTGATTCAGATTGTGGAGTATAATCGCGGAACTTTTCAGGGCTTGGTGGCGTTTAATATATTGACGGGAACAGACATAGGGATTCAGATGCAAAATCATTTTAAAATATTCAGGAACTCGTTCTGCCGCCATTCCGTAACCCTACGTCTGGACCGTCCGGCAAGCGGGTTCCTGATTTTATTTAAAAGGAGTATGCCATGAAAACCGAAGGGAAAGACCTTATTTGGGTTGACAAAGCATTCGCGGAAAAATATAAAAAATTAGATTTGGAAGAGGAAAAAGCAAAAGCATTGGATGAATATATTGAAACAATAGAAAAAAAATCAAAAGAAGATTTCAAGGCAAATCTTGAATCATTAGAAGAAGATGTTGCAATATATACCGGTCTTATGCTTAAAGTCAAACAAGCATTCAAAGCCGCAAGTGATGAGAACCTTAATGCGTCTTATGAGTTATGGGAAAATTTTGATAAGCAGAAACCAATAATTCAGAAAAAGATAGATACTATTATTTCAATGTTAAAACCGTTGAAAAATGAAGCACATGAAATAAGCGAATTGCTCGGCAAAATACAAACATGGAATATCGACAAGTTTGTTGAATCCTTACGATCAATATCGGACATGCAAGGAACGCGCAAAAAAATGATTGAATTCCTGATTAAAAACTTTAAAGATGAATGAACTCTCCAATCTATCTATGATGGACAGCTTGGCGGGATTCTGTTTTTATAGGAGACTTGAAAAATGAAACGTTGCTCAATATGCGGATCGCCTAAAAATTTGATTCATCCTAAAATTGAGGGCGTTATTGTAATGAAAGAATGTGTCTGTAAAAAATGTCATGATGAAGCGGTAAGGAATATGAACGAATTGGAAAACTTAATGAAAGATGTTACTCCGATGGACGACAAGACAAATGACCCCTTATTAACCGAAGCCCTTAAAGTCCTGGGCTGGCAAGGCGGGACGGTTCATGAGGTTCTTGAAGTATTGAGGCGGGCGAAAATGGCAGCAGATAAATATAGTGAATGGAATAGTTATAAATATGTAAGAGAATTAAAAGACAGTATTTATGATAAATAATCTGGGAACTTTTCAAGCGTTCGGAGCGTTTAACATTTACGCGAACAGATTTACAAAAGGATTCAGATGTACAATCAATTAAACATTTTCAGGAACCCATTCTGCCGCCATTTCTCATCCTTTTGTGATCTGGTTCGCTCGGCAAGTGGGTTCCTGATTTTATTTCATAGGAGCTTGTAAATGGATATGTTTGAAGAAAAAATTGAACAGGAAGTGCAGAGACGGGTAAAGGATGAACTTGTAAAGGCAATAAAGAATCCTGAAATTGTTATTGCCGCCTATGCTCAAGAACTTGACAAGGCAAAAAAGGAACTCGTGGCGGTTTCCCCGAAGGTTGATTTTTATGATTCAGTTACAAAATCAGACGATTGGATGGAAATGTCAACGGCTGTGAAGTCAATCGAATATGCGGGAAAGCCGGTTGGAAGAAATAAAATGTTTGCCTTATTAAGAAGCAAAGCAATATTGCGAGCCGATTCGTTTTGTCAGAATGAACCCTATCAAAAATATGTTGACATGGGATATTTCAGGATAGTAGAAACCAAGTGGAACAACAATTCGGGTGAAACGTTCATCGGACGTAAAACAGTTATTTCTCAAAAGGGACTTGATTTTTTAATTAAACTTGTTAATGAGGCGTACAATGAATGAACTAATGATCAATGAAGCTCCTGCGAAATTAAATAAACTTCATAATAATATTATTAATGCTTTATCAAGTACGGTTACAAATGCTATTGAAGCGGGTGATATTTTAAATACTGTTAAAAATGAAATGGATCATGGAAAGTTTCTGATATGGATTAAAGATAATTGTGATTTTTCAGAACGAGCCGCAAGAAATTATATGAAAGTATCTTCATACAAATTACAATTACAAAACGGCACGGCGTGTGCCGATTTGCAAGAGGCATATAAACAAATAGAATCTATTGAGGCCGTTGAAAAACGCAAAGAAGATGAACGAAAACAGAATCTTATCAGGGAACGAATAAGAACAGGACAAAAGCCCGAAGGGTGGGATCGTTCACTTGATTATGAATACGAAAAAAGAATGAAACAGGGTGGATATGCAAAGATAAAAGATAATTTTGAAATGCCTAAAAGTGAACCTGAAAGCACTTCAAATATATCTGATAATCATTTAAAAGAAATGACCGATCTATTTCTTGAACATCACAAAAAGCGGACAGACTTTAAAGACAAGATAAGACTTTCGGCTGATGGAAAAGACGATGCTTTCATGGATGCTATTATGGATTATTTATCAGAGCTTCCAGATGATAACAGACGGATAGAGGCTTGTAATAATATCATAAAGATATGCAGAAATATTTCAGTTGAATTACAAGCGAAAAAAGAGAATTGATATGGCAAACAGACGCATGATAAGCAAAAGCATTTCAACGTCAAAAAAGGTCAATGATGCTTTGGTTGAAAAAATGAAACAATATGGAAAAGCAAAACAGTTTCTTGCAATACTTTTATATACATGGTTGCATCCGCACGCCGATGACTTTGGGCGGCTTGACGGTGATCCATATTGGATAAAGCTGAATATATTCCCAGGACTTGCAAATGCAAAACTTGTTAATGAATCGGATATTGTTTTATGTTTGGATATATTACATGATGTTAATTTAATAGTTTATTATCAAGTTAGTAAAAAATGGTACATTCAAATCATTAATTTTGATGAACATCAAACAGGTTTAAACAAAAGGACGGAAAGTAAATTCCCTGCATTTCAAGGAAATTCCGAGAAATTCTCAGAAATTCCCGCCTAACTGAACTGAACTAAAGGGAAGGGAACTGAAAAGAACAGAACAAAGGATTAAAGCACTTATTTTAATAAAAAGCAATTAAAATAAGTATCGCCAAAGCGATTCTAAAAGAAGGTAGAGAATGACACAGCAAGAGCAAAATCTCAGGGAACAAATCAAGCCCATCATTACCGAGCTTGTCCGTATTACCAAAATGCCGTCCGCAAAACTTTGGGGCATAGTGCGAAGGGGCGGGATCGTAAAGAAATATGACGCGGATTTCTGTGTCAAGGTTTTATCGGGACTTCCAGAGGGATACTGTTTTCAGAAATGTATCGGGATCATAAAACATGAATTTACAAAGGCAAACGGGTTTAAAAATAACGTATTCATCGATCAACTTTCGGAGGCGTGGAAACAATAATTAAAAAGTGAGTTATAAAATGTGCTTAGAAATTATTTGCAGTTGTGAACATCCCATGAAATACAGTTATGAGGTAATTATATATCATTCATCCTATACAGATTACAATATACAAGCATGGCAAGATAGGCGAATTGAAACTCGGTGTGCTTTATGCGGGAACAGAATTATAAATGTTGATGAAGAAATAATTAAAAAGTGAGGTGTTAAGATGAAGGTTGAAAAGGAATTTTTTTCTCCTGTAAAAATTACATTAGAAAACCAAGAGGAAGTAAATTTTTTATATGCCATATTGACCTATCCAGAGATTTTCTCAATATTGCCAAGTGGATTCAGAGAGCTATATACAAGTTTACAGGAAACCGCATCCGGTGATTATTCCGTATCATACAGTAAAATAGCAGAATCAATTACAGGCAAACAATGACCGATCTTGACCGTATCCCTCCTCAATCAATAGAGGCCGAACAATCCTTACTTGGTTCAATATTGCTTGACGGGAAAAAAATCTTTGACGTTATAGACGATATACGAGTTAATATGTTCTATAAATCCGCACACCGTAAAATTTATAATGCCATGTGCGAGTTGAACGGAAACAATAACCCGATTGATTTAGTGAGTGTATCGGATGAACTCAAGCGGTCGAAAGATTTAGAAGAAGTGGGCGGGATGTTTTACTTGACCGAATTACAGGAGAGCATACCTTCGGCGGCGAACATACAAAGCCATGCAAGAATCGTAAAGGAAAAATGGATATACCGAGAAGTTATTCAGCATTCAATGGAAATCACAGGTATGGCATTTGACAACTCTATGCTTGATGAACTATTGGAGAAGATTGGAACGCTTTCGCTGATTGATAATATGACTTTAAAAGAAGATTCTTTTTCTGAAATGGTACACAAGTTTTATGATGAAATGGATTTGAGGGCTCAAGGTAAGATTAAACCGGGATTGCGGACGGGTATATTTTTACTTGATTCGATCATTTCGGAATTTACTTTGGGCGAGCTTGTAACCCTTGCCGGCTATTCATCAAGCGGGAAAACGGCTTTGGCTTTGCAGATAGCGAATTATAACGCCGTAGCACTCGGAAAGCAAATAGGGATTATCGGCATGGAAATGCAGTTTAAAGAATACATTGCTCGGCTGCTTTCGATGAACGCTGAAATCAATTTGACTAATATTATTCTTGGCAGACTTGCGCCTGATGAATGGCAGAAGCTTGCTTCAATTTCGGGACAAATAACAAACAAGGGCTTTCATATTTCAGACAAACCCAGAATGAATATACATGAAATCCGGTCAATGGCTAAGCAGTGGAAACGAAAGTACAATATTGAATTACTGGTAATTGATAATTTTAATAACATGGATTTGCAAGAGCGAGATTCAAGAGCAAATGCCATTGAGGACCGGACGGGGGAATTAAAGGCTTTAGCGAAAGAATTGAACCTTGTCATTTTTAACCTGGTACATTTATCAAGGAATCATGAACGGTCATATCGTAGGCCGATTATGCAGGATTTAAAAGGCTCTACGGCTTTCGAGCAAAACTCTGATTGCGTGATGTTTGTCTGGCTCCCGAATAAAAACGACTTTGAAAACGATCATGGCGAAGCGGAAATATTCATTGATAAAAGACGGAACGGACCGCTCGGAACAACTAACTTGAGCAAGTCAGAATATAGAATAAAATTTGTCAAAGAGATTGCTTGTTTTAAAGAACTTTAAAGTGGAGGTTTGAAATGGAATATACTGTCAGATCAAATGATGGAAGAATACGATCAATACATTTTAATAAGGAACAAGCGGAAATACGTGCAAGACAAACAGGGGGATATGTAAAAAGTGATTACGATCCGATCTATCCACTTAAAGAAGAATTTTTTAATAAGTGAGGTATGAATTTTAATCAGTTTCCTTTGGGGAACTGAAGGAGGTGGAATGATTACTGTAAATGGGAAACGGTATAAGGTGACTGAAAATATGGGATTTCAAAATGGTTACTATGTGAAAGCTGTAATGACAGAAAACGGAGAGCGAATTTGTAAGCGAACCCAAGGTACAAATTGGGAATTTACAAGCGTAATATCTGGCATTTATAAATCGGATGTAAGGGGTCAATCTGATTGCCCATTACCTGAAAAGGAGGTGGAATGATGGATACTTATTCAAGCGGTTTAAGAAAGATTGAAGATATACCAGTACCATGTTCAAGCCCTGAACATAATCCTCCAAATTGTATTTCTCTTCCTCCAGGAAAGTATGAATATGTATGCCCATCATGTGGAAATAGAACTGTGTTTATTGTACCTCTTATAACTTGTTAGAGGAGGCTGAACAATGACCGACAAACAGAAACTTGAAATCCTTACCGCAGGGATAAAGGCGGCGAGGGAAATAATGGATGGTAGCTATAAAATTGCTGTCAACCCAATTCACTTTATGGTAGATTGGGATATATTTCACAAGGCCGAAGACCTTATAAACGATCCTGATCGGGTATAAATAAACGTATTTAACCTTTAATGTACCTTATAGGGTATAATGAAAGGACGGTGTAAAATGACTCGATTATCAGAAATAAACCTGTACGATATGCTATCAGAGTTTGATTGCACGATTGCAAGAACTCCGACAAGGTGGATGAAACTATGCAAGATATTCGGTAAAATAGAATATACTGTTTATGAACGAAAAAAGTATTGCAAGGATACAAAGGAATTGATCCAAACGGATTCCGAAAATGAAGCAATAAACGTTTTTTTACTTGGCGAAAAGGACGGTGAATGATGAAATGTAAAAATATATATTGCTATAATCATAAGTCAAACTGGCCTAATCGAAAAAAGGTATATGGTGATTGTACTGATCCATGGGCAGAAGCAATGGATGGGTGCAAGGTGCGAGATAGGTTTAATAAAGAATGCTGTAAATGGCATGAAACTGATGAAGCATGGGAAACTGGATGCGGTGAGATGTTTGTCCTAAATGACGGAACACCAATGGAAAATAAAATGAAATATTGTTATGCATGTGGCAGAAAAATAAAAGTGGTGAAGGTACGGTGAATGATGAAGCCTGCAATGATAACCGCAATAAGAAAGACGGAATGCTGTGGTTCTCAATTACTCATATTGTGTGATGGAGTTTATAGGTGTCCGTGTGGTAAAAGGCAAAATCGTCTTGTGAGAGAAACATTAAACCGAAAGGACTATGAACAATGATGAAACGAATACTTGTACTTTTATTCTGTGTGTCCGCTCTGATCGGACAGGAAGGATATATTGTGCTTCCGAGAGATTCAGCACTTTACATCAATGACGGCATTGGGCCGGATATTATGTTTTGGAATGGCCGTTATTCACCGATAACTCCAACTAATGATACAGTAATTTATTTATCCGATCTTCTGAAATGGTGGGATGAATACAAGGTTGAATGTTATAATGATTCAACTTTGATTAAACGAATGGCTGATGTCGGAAATCTTCTTGTTTACAGAACTGAAACAGTATGGATTCATACAAGCCCCACATTTGACGGGTTCATGGAATTTCTGAAAAAGAAAAATGAAAGGAAGGTGGAGTAATGCAAGAACTGGAAAGAGAATTAAAAGAAATGGAAGACCCAGATCATGAGATTGACGATTTTCACAATGCAGGAAAGAAATGGGCGGCTCACGCACTTGATACTTATACGGATGAATATCTGGAAAAAGCATTGCAAATATCGGTTGCAATTGCGGATTTTACGGCAGCATTAAAAAGGCCGATTGATTGAAAACTATTCGATCCCCTTCCTGCCATCAGGAAAGAGATCGGGGAGGTGAAGGATGAAAGTCAAAATGGAAATATGTATGATAGAAAATCAAGCTACGTCAACGAAGCCGACAAAATATGAATTTAAACTTAATGCAATAGGTATAATGTATGAAGTCGAGATATTGCAAAAGAAGATCAGAGAGGCACTTGATAAATAATTTAAAATATGGAGGTAAACCCATGAAACGAATACTATTCTTAACCATTTTGTTGACCATGCCGATATGGTCACAGGGAATTTTTCACGAAGGACAAAGACTTCAGGTCCTTATCACCTGTGGGTATCCCGTAGAAACAAAGCAGACGTTTAACGTTTATTACATGATTGACGGTATTCAAAATATCATTAACACAGCATCACAGGAAATTGTGCTGCCGGTTATTAATTCAGACGTGACGGTCTGGGCAACGGCTTTGGATTCAGCGAAAAATGAGTCTGTGAAATCCAATTCCGTATTTATGGACTATCAGGTATCGGCAACAAATCCGGCCATTGAATACACAGCGGACCCGCAAAAACTCTACGCCTGGAAAAATATCGTTTTATGTACGCATCAGATCACTACGGATTCAAAAGGCAATCCGGTATTGAGGCATTGGCTTTATGATTCACGCCCTCAATCAGTAAAGCAGAAAACTATATTTCTTGCCCATGATCAATACAGGGTATCGGTTTACGGATCGTCCTCAATGGCATTCGTTAAGATAAAGATTGACGGCAAAGATTATCCGGTCGAGTTGTTTCAGGAAAGCCTTGTTCGATTGCCGGTAATTGAATTGGCAGAGGCAAACCATTTATTTGAAATCGTCCTGAATCAAAAAACGGCAGGGACTAATGGGATCGTGGATCTATACAGTTTTGAAATCAGAAAAGCAAACGTGCAGGTTGACGGTACGGCTCCTGGGGTGCCTGGGATAACTGTTAATGTCATTGATTGATTTTACACAAAATTCGTTTATGTAAAGTCTTTAACGATTGACTTTACACAAATCATGAAGCCTGGACAGCCTGGGAATCCTGTAATAACCTTTTGAAAGGTGGATGAAATGAAAAGAGTAATTGCAAAGTGGTTAAACAAACCGCCCGAAGAAACAGTAACTTGCAATATTTTTGATGACTTATTAATATGTAGGGAGCATGTTGGATTTATCCCTAAAAAATATCCGCGGGACAGGTATATGATTTGTAAGCGAGGGCCGTGCAGGGGATATGCCGTAAATGCAAATGGAACGTTTACGGAACTTAATTTACAATTTTCATCAGACGGCGAATATTTTATATTTGATGAAGCCGCTGAACTTTACGAATGGATGAAGTGATAACCTTTTAATAAAGGGGAATATATGAATGTCAAAATGGAAATATGCAGGATAGAAAATCAGGCCACATCAACGAATCCGACAAAATATGAATTTAAGCTTAGCGCAATTGGGTTAATATATGAAATCGAAATGTTACAAAAAAAGATTAGAGAAGCACTTGATAAATAATTAACCTTTTAACGGAGGCATGAAATGAATCTTCAAAAAGAAATTAAGAAGATCGAAAAAATCAAGGACAGGATCGCAAAAGAACGAGACAAGCTCAGGGAATTATTAAATGATATTGCAGATATAGATGAAAGTCTTTCAAGTGGGATAGAATCCATTGAAAGTGGGGTTGACGAAATAAGCTCATATTTATAAAATTGAATATCCTTTTTAATTCCCTTGACAATTAAAAATAAAAAGGTTAAATTAAAATTGATGAATAAGTCATTTACTGAAATAGCTTTTCCGTTCTTAATGAAATGGGAAGGCGGTTATGTAAACAATCCCAATGATCCAGGCGGTGAAACGAAATACGGAATTTCGAAACGGGCATATCCGGATTTAAACATTTCAGAACTTACCGAGGACGATGCAAAAGAAATCTATTTTTCTGATTACTGGGTTCCTTTGAAATGTGACTTAATACCTTTGCGGATAGCTGTGTGTTTGTTTGACTTCGGGGTTAATTCAGGCAATAAGCGAGCGGTTATGGCGTTACAGCATTGTATAAATTCGGCAAATCCCGCATTGCATGAGAATATCGTTCAAGTGGATGGTTCTATGGGAGATAATACCGTAAAATTTGTTAATAAGTTTTACGCCAAAGGATTAGTCGAGCGGTATCTTTTGGCGCGGATTGCATTTTTAACACGGTTGAACAAAAAGGAATTTTTTTACGGCTGGATGAAAAGAGTTGTTTCATTGATGGATTTGATAGGGATATAACGATATGAGCGGCATGGGAGGAAATACGACCGAACCCCACTGTGAAGGGGAAGATACACCCTCCGGATGGCAAGCTAAGAGCATTTGCTTAATGCCCACGGGATTGCTTGCTTATATAAATCCGTGCTAAGGGAGGCGTTGGCCTTTAAACCTGTTCACAGATGCCGCTTAAATTTAACATGGTATTTTTTGTTAATGGTTTCACAAGCCATTTATGGGAAATACAATGCAGTTAAAAAGGAAATTGAGCGGCATGGGAGGAAAAACGACCGAACCCTACTGTGACAGGGCAGACACATCCGTCGGGGCAGAGCTTCGGGGCGCCTGCAGATGGAGACATTAACCATTATGACCGCACGGAAAGACGGAATCGGTATTCTGAAAATCAAAGAGATCCCAAAGGGCCCGGAAATAGACGACGGCCCGCGCAGAGATGATGACATCGGAGAAGTGGGAACGCTTAAACCTATAAACTGGAAAGAACGCAAGCCCTCGCCTTTGGCCTATCTCATTCACTATGCCATGAAAGTTTCAATCGTAGGCGGCCTACTATGTTACGGCGTGTCATTTATTCCTACGCCTTGGACACGGGCAACGGGGATCATCTTGGGAACATTTTTCGCAGCGGTCAATCCTGGGATCATGCAATTTATAAAGCGTAAAATAAACGGCCTATCCAAAGACAAGCAGGACAGTATCATAATTTTAATTGATGATACTATGGGCCTGTTTAAAAGATGGGTCAAATTTCTCAAAACTAAATGAAAGGAAACAGCATGAAAGTAGCATGGAGGATTCTCGGAGTCATGGTAGTTATTGCGGCTCTGGTATTCGTGGGGAAGGCATCGGCACAGACCGGGGAAGAAGTCCCGGACATTATCACGCAGATATTCAGCCCGGCATTGGTGGCGGCGGCAATGGTCATTGTAACTGCAACAAAGCTGATCAGGAACATGCTCGGAGGTATCAAGGGCGCGTGGGCGGTTGTCATTACTTTTGTCGTGGCGATCGCCTATTCGTTCATTCAGAATTTCTCTACTTCGGGAGTATGGTATTCGCTACTTGTCGGAGCTATCGCGGGATTTATATCGGCTGGAACGTTCTGGATTTCGAAGAAGGTCGGACAAAGCCCGCCCGCTCAGGCAATCGCATCAAGGCTCGGTGGATAATATGCCTATCAGAAAGTAAAAAATTAGAAAAGGAAAAGGCTTAGATCACTCTAAGCCTTTTTTATTTGGTGGGATAATGTGGAAGAAATTAGATTATGAATTTTTTTTCATTTGCATAATAACTATAGTTATGATAAGAAACAATGAGCATCCCCATCCGCAAGCTGCATGGCATTGCAAAACTGCTAATTTATCAATTTGAAATGATGCCCATATCGAAAGAACATAAAAGGCCATACATAATATTGCGAAAATATAAAAAACATTTTTCATCTTGTCCCTTCCTTTCAGATTAAGAGTAAGTCACTTTTAAATTCATCAATCAGTATGAACCTTTTCCTGAAAAACGATTCACGATAGAACACATAAAGATAATGCGGTTCTCGGTCAGAATTGATTTGCTTCTTGAACTCGTACTTCTCTTTAAAGTCTTGATACGCCTGTTTTGAAATTGTTTGAGGCTTGAAAACGGGCTTTGTGCAAGCTCCGAATATTTCTTTTTGTGCAAAGATTTGATATTTCACTTACTCCCCCTTTTCGTTATACCGTTATCCTTCATGAACTGCCATTTTTCGGACGGTGTTAATTTGCGTCCAAGCGATTTTTCAACTTGTTTCAGGGTCATGGGTTAATTCTCCTTGTAATACTCACAGCATATTACATCCCATATTTTTTCAGCAATAGATTGTTCAATGTCATCATTGGTTGTTTTCGCTATCTCTTCATGCGTTAAAAGTTTTTCATATAAGAGTTTGCGATTCTTTTTTGCCCATTCCGATATTAAGCTCATTTTATTTCTCCTTTTTAAGTTTACCGGCCTTGCCACCGGATTAGGTGTTTAATAATACATTCCATTTGATTTTATAGTTATATTGTATGTCGTTTCTTTATCAAAATTCCAATACACATTAATTACAACATCGCCATTAGAATAAAACCCATATATTCCGTTCCATTTTAATGATGTATTATTATTTGTCAATTTATTAGCCACTTCTGATTGCAATTTAGTAGGATTCACGGTTTTTCCCTTTCGTGGGTTTAGATTCTGTCTCTTTTGACAGTAGTAAGATATATATATCCTCTTTAAATGTCAATAGAAATCGGTATTTATTAACAGTTAATAAACAGTTAACGAAAATGTTAAAAAATGTTAAAATAGATATTGACAATATTGAAATGAATTTGTAAATTATATCAATCCACTGACTGACTGGACAGGGTGGAGGTGGAAACTAACTGGTTTCGACCGGAGCTTGTGACAGGGGCAACCCGACAGGCTCCGGGAAATTAAAAGGGGAATGAATGCACGGCAGTATGGACATTGAATTACACGAAAAAGTCATGAAGCTGATCTATGAAAAGCCAGCGATTGAAATCGCTTCCGAATTGGGTATGTCAAGGGAGCGAGTACGGGCAATCATAAACCGTAATGGCGGGTACAAGGACGGCATGGTTAGGGGAATGCCTGGGAGAAAAAAAGGCGTTCACGTCGGGCCGTATAAAAAGTAATAAAACGAGAGGGGTGAAAGATGAAAGAATATATATGGATTGCGCCAATTGACATGAAAAAGGGTGATGAGGTTAGAGTAACTGATAATAAAATAGCAAGTATAGTAAGGATTGAAGGAGATGAGAGAATTGTCATTGATATTAATGAAAAATCTTATAAATACAGAGGGAATGGATATATATTGTCTATTGCTAAACGATCACATGAAACGAAGATTGATATAACATATTTAACTCCAATATATAGCAATGGGGCTGGAGTTGTGGTTCCGAATAGTGAGATTGAAAAACTCATCGAGGTATTAAAGTAAAAAAGTTTTTTGCTAAAGAAACTAATATGGATAAAAGAAAAAATTGTAAGAATCTTGGCAAGTATATGGAGAAGGGCGGTCCAGGTCGTCCTAAATGTGGCCGCAGCCTTGCAATCGAAACCCTTGATAAAATGCTTGCAGAAGCAAAGAACCAAGCGAGATTAAAAAAGGACATGCAGGCAGCATTCGATAAAAACTCAATTGAATTCGTTTATAAATTCGCCTATCCATTAATGCCGAGAAATGTGAGTATAGAAGCAGAGGGAGAAAAGGTTGCCAAGGTTGTTCTCGGCATAACTTTTGAAGACGATGCGAAAAAGTGAAATTCCACAAATTCCACAAATCCTTTTTGTATGGACCTGTCAGAGGCAAACGCAATGCCGATTACGGTGAATTCCGGTCTGGCAAGACAACAAGGGCAGCCATAAAGATATGTGGCATAGTTGACCGCTGGCCTGATTCAAACGGTGCTATAATCCGAAACACACATCCTGATTTAATCAAATCCACTGTCCCACAATTTTCAAGAGTCTATGAACAATTCCATCCCTGGAACTTTAACAAGACCAATAAGATCCTTGAACTCGAAGGCAAGGGAAATATATTCTTTATTGCATTGGATAGAGAAGACGATGCAAAGAAGCTGAAGAACATTGAATTGGGTTGGTTCTGGATAGACCAGGCAGAGGAAATAAACCAAGCCATATTTGAAATGGCTGAAGGCAGAATGTCACAGCTCCCGAACTATGGATTAATAACGGGGAACCCTGAAGGCAAGGGGTGGGATTATTATACATTCTATGCAAAGCCATATAAAGTCGATACTGGAAGTTTTAAACCTGCTTGCCCTAAAGGTGAAGACATCCCGGCTAAAATACTTGACTATGGAATCTATCATGGAGAGCGTGGTGAAAAGTACGTTGGATATTTACCGCCTCCGTTTTTGAATGAAAAGAATCTTCCAGTAGAAAACTATTATTTCAATCAGATCAAAAACAAATCTCAGCAATACGTTGATAAATATATCTACCGTTTATTCGTAGGGAACGCAGGGCTTGTACATGCAGACTATAACGAAAGTCAGCATGTAATCAGGCCGGTGGATTATAACCTGGTTGATCTTAAATTAAAAATGTATGTCATGTATGAATCAATGGACTATGGCGTATCTAATCCTACATGCTGGCTTTTTGTCTGTCATGATATAGTTAACGATGTGATTATATTTATGGATGAGTATTATGCAGACGGCGGTCCGGTTCATGTACACGGGCCGAAGGTTCAAAAAATTCAACTTGACTTTGCAAGGCCGGTTGTAACTGTAGGATGTCCGAAAGCGTTTCAGACAGAGCGGGACGGCAAGACACCTGCTGATGAATACCTGACTCAGTACAGATTAAGATTGACCGAGTTTAAAATAGGGATTGAGGCACGGTCTGAAATAGTAAACCGTAGATTTAAACAGGGCCGGATAAAAATATATGAACGCTGTGTGAATTTGAGAAAGCAGATTGAGAGTGCAACATGGAAAAACATTGAGACAATGGAAAACCATGCACTTGAACCATTTCAAAGGATCGTGGCTTACATAGACACACAGGGAAGGAGGCGAACCGGAAACGAAAAAGACCTAAGGGAAGAAACGAACAGGTCATTGACAAGTGGGTTATTAAATCAACAATTCTAAAAAAAACTTCTTGACAATGGAAACAAATATTAGTATTTTCTGATAACTCATTTTCATGGCCTCCTTGACAGGGCTACGTTGCTATACGTAGCCCGAGGAAATTGAATGGCAATATTTAGAGATAAGACTCAAGATTTAATCGAGCAGTTTGAACGAGACAACCCTCCCGTATTATTAGCAGACCCTCCGAAAAAGACATCTTCAAGACGTGAAATCGGATTTACCGGAACCCGAAACTATTCTGGTACAATCACAGATGAAGAATATAACGTTGACCTAAAAGACACCAAAGCAATCCCTGCTTATCGTAAAATGAGAATGTCAGATGCACAGATAAACGCAACCTGTATGGTTTACGAGTTGCCTATCCGTGCCGCGTCCTGGGTTATTGAACCGGGATCGAATGATAACGTGGATATGGAAATAGCTGAATTTGTAGAAAATCAGTTATTCAATAATCTCAATTTCACATTTGATTCATTCCTAAAGAACGCCCTCAAATATCTGCAATTCGGATTCTACGTATTTGAGAAAGTCTTAAAGATTACCGATGATAATAAAGTCGGTCTTAAAAAGCTCGCAGTCCGTAAACCGGAAACAATTGAAAAGTGGATGATTGATAAAGAGACCGGAGACTTGGATTATGTTGAGCAGTTTGCAGCCACTCCCGCGGGAAGTTTCAAACGGGTCAATATTGAAAATTCGAAATTACTTATATTTGTGAACGATCAAGAGGGCGGGAACTATAAAGGCATTTCTTTTTTAAGGTCTGTCTATCCGAACTGGAAATGTAAACAGTTGCTTTTAAAGATCGACACGATAAGACACGACAGACAAGGCTTAGGTATTCCGGTTGCTGATTTGCCGGTTGACGCACAGGAAGGTGACGAGGCAAAACTTCGGGATATGCTTGAGAATCTAAGGGCGCATCAGAAGCAATATATCATCAAACAAAAAGATCAAGTCATTGAGTGGATGGACATGAAAGCCAGTTCCACTACTAATCCACTTGAATCCATAAAATACCATAATCAAGAGATGTCTAATAATATCTTGGCTCAGTTCATGGAACTCGGACAGGCAGGAACAGGGACGTATGCTTTAGGAAAAGAGCTTCGGGATATGTTCAACCTGTCTCTACTTTCGATCACTAATTATATAGCAGGAGT